CGCAAGCTCTCCAACCCGCCGCTGCAGGTGGAGGTGGACCTGCTGCGCACCAAGACGCACGAGGCCACGCACGTGAGCGCCGGCCACCTGGAGACGTTCTACCGCACGTTCGACGACATCCGCGACATCCACTACGACGGCCTGATCATCACGGGCGCGCCGGTGGAGCAGATGCCGTTCGAGGAGGTCGACTACTGGCCCGAGCTCTGCCAGATCATGGATTGGTCCACCACGCACGTGCACTCTACGCTGCACATTTGTTGGGGCGCGCAGGCAGGGCTGTACCATCATTACGGCATCCAGAAGTACGACCTGCCGGCAAAGGCGAGCGGCGTGTTCGAGCATTATCTGGTGAAGCCGCAAAGCCCGCTGGTCCGCGGCTTTGACGACCGCTTCTATGCCGTACATTCGCGCAACACCGACGTGCGCCGCGAGGACGTGGAGGCCGAGCCGCAGCTTGAGGTCGTGGCCGTGTCCGACGAGGTGGGCCTGTACATCGTCAAGTCGACCGACAGCCGTCGCTTCTTTGTCTTTGGCCATCCCGAGTACGACACCGATACGCTGCGCCTGGAGTACGAGCGCGATGTGAAGCGCGGGCTCAACCCGGAGGTGCCGGCGCACTACTTTCCGGGTGACGACCCCTCCGCCGAGCCGCGCAACGTCTGGCGCAGCCAAGCTCAGCTGTTCTACACCAACTGGCTCAACTACTACGTCTACCAGACCACGCCCTACGACCTGGCCTGCGCCGGCGAGGAGCACTAGGCTGCGATGGTACTGCTGTAGCCGTGGCTGATATGGCGGCGATTAGGCGCTGATGATGTGGGGGGGCGGGGGGGCTTATAAGGGGGACTAGAACCGGGGGGACCGCACCAGAGTTTCGCAATCGAAGCCGACAGCGGTGCGGTTGCCCTACCGCTTGTGTTGACAGCTGCGTTCCTACGTGGAGAGAGCAGCGGTGGGGCGATTTTGATACAAGGCGGTGAGGACATGCCGAGAGCGAAAAAAGCGTCTGGGGAGCCGAAAGCGGAGAAGCGGACGGGAGCGGGGGCGAAATATGAAACTGCGGAGGAACTGCAGGAAAAGCTGGACGCTTACTTTGCAGAATGTGCGGAGCGCGGCGATGTCCCCGAGGAATTTTCTCTTGGCGTGTACTTGGGTGTTTCACTCATGACGCTGGATAACTGGTACAATGGCCGCCGCTGCGAATACCTGCAGGAGACGATCCAGATGGCTTATATGCGGATGTCCGCCGCTGCTGTTCAGATGGCGTACCGGAATCCGAAAGCCCCGATGCCGATCTTTGCGCTGAAACAGAAGCGGTACGGCGGGTATCAGGACAAGGTGGAAGCCAATGCAGAAGTGAAAGTCAGTGTCCAGATGGGAAAGAACATGGAGGCGAGTGATTTCGCATGATGGAGTATTTGGCGTGTTTCCTGTTTGGTGCTGTGGTTGCCCTGACCGGGGTAAAGGTAGGCTCCTTCACAAATGGAGGGGAGCGGCAGGAAGCGGCGGCGAAGAAGAATCCGAACCCGCAGGCAGAAGATGACAGGGACGAGCAGCGCCGGTCCAAGGAGATCGACGAGGGCATCCAAAACCTGATGACATTTTCAGTCAATGGCAAAGATGGCTTTGATGTGGGGGTTCTGTAATGCAGACAGTTCAGTTTGTGTTCAATATGGCAATCAACCTGATGGACGCGCAGAACGAGTCCACCGGAGCTACGAACACAACAGACACACACGAATATGAGTTGCGTACACCGAACCTGCTGAACACGCTGTTAGACAAAGTGTATCCATACAGCAGCACATATCCGGACTTGGAAGATGGCTCTAAGGATCGGCCATCTCTGCCCAGCATCACATTTCTGACCGATACGCTGGACCTTGATGATTACATCTGCCGGGATGTGCTTCCCTATGCCTTGGCCGGGCTGCTTCTAAGTGAAGAGAACCCCACACAGGGGAACTTCTTCTGGCAGACATACCTGGAGAACCTGAACACGGCCAAAAGCCGTCTGCCGTCCTCCGGCATCGAGAGTGTAGAGGATGTGTACGGTGGAGGCGGTGGAGACAACTACCTTTCGCGCTGGGGCGGCATTGAATACGGGTGGTTCGGCCAATGGTAGTACATGGATGGTACACCTGCCCCAAATGCCATAAGGGTATCCAGAAGGTTACGGGAAACACGGTTCTGTATGGGACGCCGGTATACTGCCGCAAGTGCAGGCGGGAGTGGTGGCCCACAATCTTCATGGGGCAGGAGATCACCGGAAATTTGCCGGAGTTCAAAATGAAATAACAAGCTAGAGCGCAAGACGCCAGAGCTGGGAATGATCCCGGCTTTGGCGTCTTTTTTGTTTTTTCTGAACAAGACGCCCGAGACCACGGACGCTTGAAATACACGCCGCCAGACCAGGCGGGGAAAGAAGGAACCAATGGAAGAGAATACCACCGGTTTGGAGCAGGAAACCGAGACCACGGTTGACTCCTTCATGGATGGATTCGACGGGGCGGAGACTCTGGAAAGCCCGGCAGACCAGCCGGAAGAACAGGAGTCAGAGCATGAAGAAACACCTGCTGATGAAGAGCAAAAGGCGCCGGAAACACTTGCTGCTGGCAACGAAAACACTGACGCCAAACCGGGCGAAGCCGTTGAACCGGAGAAGCAGGAGGCACAGGAGGCCCAGGAACCGGAGACCACACCGAAAACCTGGACGCTGCGCCATTTAGGCGAGGACAAGACGGTCAACGAACAGGAACTGACGGCCCTTGCTCAAAAGGGCCTGGACTATGACCGGATTCACGGAAAGTATGAGGAATTCCGGCCTGTGATGGACCTGTTCAGCCAGTTTGCGAACAAGGCAGGCATGAACACCACGGACTATATTTCCCACATCCGCCAGGAGGCTAAGAGAGCCGAGGGCCTGAATGCAGAAGAGGCCAAAAGGGCTGTGGAGCTGGAGGACCGTGAGGCAACCGTAGCCGCCAAGGAAGCTGCCGAAGCAGAGAGGCAGAAGGAGCAGCGGGACGCCGAGGCCCAGAAGCAGTCCGCGGAGCAGCGCAGGATGGCGGATATTCAAGAGTTTCAAAAGACATTTCCGGATGCGGCAAAGGACCCGAAGGGAATTCCGAAAGAGGTATGGGACGGCGTGAAAAGCGGCCTTTCCCTGGTTGCCAGTTATGCCAGATGGCAGGTGGCACGGGCGAATGAGCAGGCCGCCAAGGCAGAACACAATGCTTCTGCCATCAAGCAGAACCAGAAAAATACGGAGCGGTCCACTGGCAGCATGAAGTCTGCCGGTGCGGACAACAAGAACAAGGACCCGTTCCTGGATGGCTGGGATTCCTGATTTCAGGGGCCTTCTCGCATCTGGTGAAAAGAAAGAGAGGGCCACATGGCAGTTAATTACACGATCAAATACGCAGACAAAATCGCAGAGAGATTTCACAAGGCATCCATCACGGACTCCGCCGCGGGCCACGAATATTCCTTTGTAGGAGCCAAGACCATCCGTGTCTACTCCGTGGATACTGTGCCGGAGACCGATTATAACCGGACTGCAGATGGCAACCGGTTCGGCACCCCGAAGAACCTGGGCGACACGATCCAGGAGATGACGATGAACAAGGCGCCTGCCTTTACATTTGTCATTGAGCCTCTGGATAACAGCGATCAGGCCATCGAGAAGTCGGCGGGAAAGTCCCTGCGGCGTCAGCTGGACGAGGTCACTATCCCCAACATGGACAAGTACCGGCTGAGAAAGTGGTGTGAGGGCGCCAACATCCAGTATCAGCCCTCCGCAGCGCCCACCAAGAGCACCATTGTGGAGTACATCATCGATGTCAACGCCCAGATGACGGACGCCTTTGTCCCGGTGGAGAACCGGACACTGTACATCCCCACGGAGTATTACAAGCTGCTGAAGCAGAACCCGGACTTCATCAATCTGGAGGGCCTGGGCACCAAGGCGCTGGCAAAAGGCGTTGTGGGTGAAGTGGACGGAACGAAAGTCGTCACCATCCCCAAGAGCTATCTGCCCTCCGGCGTGTACTTCCTAATCAAGTACAAGGGATCCAGTGTGGACCCCGTAAAGCTGCAGCAGTATGACGTGCTGCCCAAGGTGCAGGGCTATGCCGGCCCTGTGGTGCAGGGCGTCACCTACTACGACAGCTTCATCCTGGCGACCAAGGGCGACGGCGTGGCGGTGTGCGGCAGCAACGCGGCTGTTCTGTCGGCTCCCACACTGTCGATTGCTTCGCACAAGGTTACGATCACAGAACCAGGCAGCAATGTTTACAAGTACACGGTGGACGGGACCAACCCCCGGTACAGCTCGACTGCCGAGACCTATCCCTCCGGCGGCGTGACGCTGAGTTTCAAGCTGACCAACCACTCGGCATGGCCGGCACGGATCGAGGACAACTTGTCCTATCGGTATTACATGGATCTGTCTGAAGTCATCAACGCTGGCTTCCAGCCCGGCGATGTAGTCATGCGGGTAGACCGCGATCAGGCGAAGATGTACGACGA